GCAATTGCTCAATTTATCTGATGAAGAGCGTGACAGAATTTTTTTTGCAAAATAAGGTGAATTAAATTCACGAAAAGAAAGGAGACCATACGACTCTTGAAAATGTCAATCAAAACGGCGCGAATCAATGGCGGAGGTAAGATCGTGGAAATGGAATTTGAAGAAAAGAAAAACTCTCCCACTGAAAAATGGGAGAGTGAAGATTACACCAGCTATCTGTACAAGACAAGTCTTCCGTATAGTTTTATTCAATCGCTTGAATATGCAGGAGTACTGAAACATGGTGCATGGGATCGTGCAACAAACGGAGAAGCCGAAGAAACAAAGCTTTTGGAATACTTTGCGGCGCTCCTTCAAGGAGCGTATGGCGTACCGTTTGTATATACAGCGGGGATGACATTTACCAAGGTAGATAAGCCTTTGGCAAGAGCAAAGAAACGCTGGATGTTTATGAAAAAGCTGAATAGTTTTTTGAATCCCTAAGTAATGATGGAAATGATAAGTGCGACAATTGAAATTATGATAGGTATGATTTCAAGAGCACGACTTATTTTATCTCGTTTACGTAGATCACGTGCATAACAGAAATAATTTTCGCCAAGCGATGTTATTCGTGCTTGAAGCGGTGTTTTGGTAATATCAATTGTACCATCTGATGATATGTATTCTGTTTCTATCAGTTTTAGATTGGACAAGCGGAAATAATACGGAGCTTGTATCGCTGACAACTTGTATTCGAGCTTTCCGCCACTGGAAAGTTGAGAGAGAATTTGATATTCCTCTTCACAGATGACGATTTCATTGAAATTCATATCAACACCTCCTTTCTGCGTTTATTGTAGCACATGGAGGGAGACCCGACAAGAAAGGAGACCAAATGGAAATCAAGATTTTTGAGAACCCACAGTTCGGAGCAATCCGAACAATAGAGAAGGACGGCGAACCGTGGTTTGTCGGCAGGGACGTAGCGGAAGCGTTGGGTTACGCGAACACAAAAGATGCCCTAGCTTCTCACGCGGATGAAGAAGATAAGCGCATTATTCAAAGGTCGGAAAACGCTACCTTTGATATTCCGAACAGAGGCTTGACCATCATCAACGAATCCGGTTTATATAGCCTGATTCTGTCGAGCAAGCTGCCAAGTGCGAAAGCGTTCAAGCGCTGGATCACGCATGAGGTTATCCCGAGCATCCGCAAGACTGGCGGTTACAACGCTGATGCTACGATGCAGTCTGTTGTACAGACGCTTGCGACAATGCAGCGTGTGCTGGAAGCACAGCAGGAAATCAACAAAAAGCTGCTGTCACAGTTGCAGACACCACCAACGGCGCCGGACGAACCGGAACAACTCGCGTTCACCGAACATTTGCCGTATCCGCCACTCAACCAAAAGCGGGGACAAAGAATTGACGCCAAGAGAGATGGGCGTAGACCTGTCCGATGGTTCAACATCAGGCTTTACAACAGCTTGTATAATGCCTACCCGAAACCGTTGAGAGAACTTGAGAAAGACGTCGGTGTATGCGGTGTCACACTGCGTGCGTGGCGTAACGGTGAAAATCGCCCCAACATAAACAATGCACGCAAGTTGGCGGCTGTCCTCGGCGTGGACGAGGAAGATTTGTTTTTAGAATGAACTTCTTGTCCAGCTGAATTAAGAGGAGGAATAAATAAGCTATGAAATACATGACGGTGACTGACGTAAAAGACCGCTGGGGTGTCAGCAGTGACGTTGTGTACGACTATATCGCTGCTGGACGGCTCAAGGCGGTCAAATTCGGACGCGCTTGGCGTATCAAGCAGTCTGATTTGGAGACGTTTGAGCGCAACAAGTATACAGAGGACGCAGCGGAGCTTCGTGCGCGCAGAACAGGAGGCTTTGTGTAATGCGCAAGGATATTATTGCTGTAGCGCTTGCAACGGCAATCACGATGGCGATTTATTACATGATCTGCATGGCGGCTCTCGCCGTGCTGACGGAATTAGGAGGTTTGTTATGATTACGTTTATTTCTGGCATGGCAGCGGGCGCCGCCGCGCTGCTTGGGATTTTCAAGATTTGTTTCGTCCGCTGGGAGCGGATGGAGCGCAATAAGCGCCGCCGTGCAAAGCGTGCGGCGCAGAACAAACCGCGCGGCTTCTGCGGTGACATCCGCCGCGACAACAGCTGGATGCAGGAGACAACGAGATTATGAAGCAACAAACCTCAACCATTCTACGCCGATGCCTGCGCAAGGAAATGGAGAAGGCCGCCGGTGCAGCGGAATACTACCCGAACTGGCATATCCAAATTGAACAGGCACGGCGGCAGGGCGTGCGCCCTGACTTGATCGCGGCGCACGAACGATGGCTGAAAAGAAAAGCGCCCAGAGGAACAGCAATTCCAACTGAGCGCAGTATACGTAGCATGTGTAGTTTAACAACTACAGAAAGGAAAGTCAAGGAAAGCCAATGAAAAGTATTAAAATCAACAGAATTGAAATTGAGAATTTCAAGGGCATCCGGCGGTTGACGTTGGATCTGAACGGACGCAGCGCGTCAATTTACGGCGACAACGCAACCGGCAAGACAACGGTGTATGATGCGCTGACATGGCTGCTGTTCGGCAAAGACAGCCACGGCAACACGAAGTTCAGCATCAAGCCACTGGATGCAGCTGGCAACACCACGCTGGGCGTTATGCCGACTGTTACCGGCACGCTGGATATTGACGGCGCAGTGTTTACCCTGCGCAAGCAGCTGCGGGAAAAGTGGGAAAAGCATCGCGGCGGCGCAGAGCGATACGCGGGCAATACCGTCGATTATTATATTGACGATGTACCGCTCAAGGAAAAAGATTACAAAGCCCGTGTGGCTGAAATAGTTGACGAGGAAGTGTTTCGTATGTTAACCAGCGTGCACCGCTTTTGCAGGGATGTGCGCTGGCAGGACCGGCGCAAGGTGCTGTTTGACCTGGCTGGCATCGTATCGGATGATGAATTGCTCACGGATCCGGCATTTGCCGAGCTTCAGAAGGAATTGAACGGCCGCCGCACAGTGGATGATTACCGCGCTATGCTGGCGAAGCAGCGCAAGGACGCGAACAGCAAGCTGAATCTGCTCCCAGCACGCATTGATGAGTGCGAGGGACAACTGGATACCTTGCCTGCATCTTTTGATTCTGCGGCACGTGACGCGCTGGAAAAGCAGCTTTCAGACCTGCGCGGACAGCTGGCAGCACTGGACAATGCCGAAGCACGCAATTCGAAGCGCAATGAAATCCGAGAGCAGGAATTGAAGCTGCAGGAGTTAAGCACCGAAAACGAAATGCACCGGCGCAGCCAGGACGTACCGGTCATTGACGAACGGCCGGCAGTACAGCAGGAGATTGACCGGTTGCAGCGTGAAAAAGCTGCTTCCGAATCGGAAGTAGAACGCTTGAAAGCGGCGAACGAAATGTCAGAAGCACGGCTTGCGGACTATCGGAAACGCTGGTCAGCGGAACACAAGAAAGTGTACAAGCCGGGTGTTTGCACTATGTGTGGGCAGCCACTTCCGCCGGACATGGATGCAGCGGCGCACAAGAAGTTTGATGCAGCTAAAAAGTCAGCTATGGATGGTCTGGTTGCCGACAGCCAGATTATCAAAGATCAGGCTAAAAGCAACAGCAAGCGAATCGCCGAACTGGATGACAATTTGCGCGAGATCGCGAAATTGATCACAAACAAAGCGGCACAGCTTGCGGCTATGAAAGCTCCCGAACCGGTACATATTGAAGATTTACCGGACTTTGCAGCACAGCACGCGGCAATTTCACAGCGCATTGAGGAACTGAAAGCTGAATTGTCGGCATGGGATGAACATGCAAGCGCAGAAAAGGACAAGCTGCGCGAGCAGATTCGCGATGCAGAGCAGCAGAAAGCACAGCAGGACGCGATTGCGTCGAAAGTGCAGCTGCGGAAGAATATCGAGGATCGTATTGCGGAACTGGAAAATGAACGCCATGCAAAGGCGGCATACATCGAACACATCGATTGCATGCTGGATCTGTGCGAACAGTTTATCCAGGAAAAGGTTGAGCGCGTTTCCGCTGCCGTTAACGGAAAATTCCGGCTGGTAACGTTTCGGTTGTTTACCGAAGCAATCAACGGCAGCTTGCAGGATTGCTGTGATCCGGTCGTTAACGGTGTACCATACGGCGATTTGAACAGCGCAATGCAAATCAATGCCGGCTTAGACTGCATCAAAACGCTGTCGGAATTTTATAACGTGCATGTACCGTTCTTTGTTGACAACGCGGAGAGCGTGACAAATTTATACAACATCATGGACACGCAGGTTATTCGGCTTGTGGTGTCCGAAAACGATACTGAATTGAGGTGTGAAGTATGAGCTTGAAACTCAAGAGAAAAAAACGGACAACTGTGCCGCCACTGGCAGGCGGTACATATCTGGGAATCTGCATCGGCATCATTGATCTTGGCGAGCAGTACAACCAGAATTTCAAAAATTATGCAGATAAGCTGATGCTGCTGTTTGAGATTTCCGGCGAAACCGTCAATGTAGACGGGGAAGATAAGCCGCGCTGGCTGTCGAGGGAATACACAGCAAGCCTGAACGAAAAGGCTGCACTGTACAAGCACCTTGTCGCATGGCGGTCACGGGATTTTACAGAGGGCGAATTGGACACAGACGGGGATGGTTTTGATATTGAATCCATGCTGGGAAAGCCTTGTATGCTGACCGTTATCGTGAAAGACGGGGACAACGGCGCATACAATCGCATTGAAAACATTGCAGCTTTGCCGAAGGGCGTGCCGGCTCCGACAACAGAGCAAGAACTGCTTGCTTACGACATTGACGAGCGTGACGAAGAAGTTTTCGCAAAGCTGCCGGAATGGATCCAGGGCAAAATCAAGAAGTCTACACAGTTCGCGGAGAATCCGCCGGAGGACGACCTTGAGGAAAAGTCATCCGAAGGCGATGAAAGTGAGCCGGAAACCGAAGAGGAGTGCCCGATATGATGTTCCTCCCTCTTGCGAGTTCTAGCAAAGGAAACGCCTATCTGGTTTCCGGTAGCGACGCAACAATTCTGTTAGAAGCCGGCTTGACAATGAAGGAATTGCGCAAGCGCAGTCCGGTGCAAATCAGCAGCCTTGATGCTGCGTTTATCACACATGAACACATGGACCATGCAAAGTGTGTCAAAAAGCTGTGCGATATTGGAGTTCCGGTTTATATGTCGGAAGGTACAGCGATTGCATTGGATTTGGAAGAAGCGAACATCATGGAACAGCATGAAACGGTTGAGGTGGGTTCGCTGCGAATCACAGCGTTTGATACTTATCATAATACGGCGCAGCCTTTTGGCTATGCCATCGAAGACGCGAACACAAAGGAGCGACTGCTGTTTGCTGTAGATACTGTGAACCTGAATGTCCGGTGGTCTGGGCTGACGCAGGTTGCAATTGAATGCAACTATGCGGATGAACTTCTGGGCAGGCTTTCGCGGCTGCCGGACAAAGTAAAAGAGCGTATTCGCCGCTCACACATGGAAATCGAAACAACCATCAAGTACCTGCACAAGCTGGATTTGAGTAAAGTACGGAGAATTTGGTTGTTGCATATGTCATCCAGCAGCGGCGATGCAGGACGATTTTTAGAGCGATTTGAACGGGAATTTCCCGGTATCAATATTCGAATTTGCAAAGATTGAAAGGAGAAAAACGATGTTAAAAGTCAACATGAGAACGGGCGAGACCGAACAGTGCAGCCTGCTTGATCTGATGGACGGCGGCGTGAAGGAGCTGGCTGACCGCGATTTACAGCGCGTTTTGGAGAATTTGAAGGACGTGAACACCGATCCGAAAAAAGCACGCAGCATTTCGGTGAAGTTCACGCTGACAGGCGATGATGCACGCGATTCCGTCAATGTCCGCGTACAGGTGGACAGTAAGCTGGCGCCGGTCAAGCCGCAGGAAACCACGTTGGATATTGGTTATGATTCGAACCGCATTGTAGCCGTAGAGCGTCCGAAAATGACGCCGGGGCAGATGCGCTTGGATGAGACGGGCAATGTAACGCCGATTAAGGCAAGAGCGTAATCGTAATGGAGGTAATGATTATGTTGAAGGAAGCAATCGAGAAAATCGTAGAGATGGCGCAGCCGAACATTGTGTCGTCGCACGGCAAGGAATACACGGACAAGCAACTGCACTATATCGCATCGGAACGTCTTGCGCCGACGATGGAGACACACACCCTATCTTCTATCGTTGATTACATCGCAAACGGAACGGACGATGATGCCGAGGACATCAAGAACCGCTATGTTATTCACATCGAGGACTTCAACAGGGTAAGCCTGAAGCATGAGCTGAACAGCGACAAGGAACGCGAGGTTTTGATGCTTGCGCGAGACGAAACCGCGACATTTCCGTTCGGACGCTATATGAGCGTCGAGAACTTTATCGTAGCCATGCAGGCGTATTTTTTGCAGGATGATACCACGAGCGAGCTTGTAAAGCTGGTTTCTCACGTGACAGATACCAATTCTGTGACGCAGAGCGATGACGGCACCACGCAGACGGTCACGGCAAAGACCGGCATCTTGACTGCGTCGCAGGTGGCAATCCCGAATCCGGTGCGGCTTGCACCTCTGTGCACATTCAGCGATGCAGAACAGCCAATGCGGCGCTTCGTGTTCCGGCTGAAGGGCGGCGAGGATGGCGTGAGCGCTGCACTGTTTGAAGCCGACGGAAACGCGTGGAAGAATACCGCTATTCAGAATATCAGGGCGTATTTTGAGGATGAGATTCCGCAGGAATTGCGCGATGACGTTATTATTCTCGCATAACAAAGAAGTATCTTGCCGGGGGAGAAATCCCTCGGCAGAAAGGAGCAAACAGTGAGCAGCAAGAGACCTTTCTTTCCGCTGTTTTTCAAAAACAAAGACAAGTTAAAATATCTGTCGATGGAGCAGCGCGGCGAGCTGCTCACGGCGCTTTTTGATTATGCGGCTGGCGGTGCTATCCCTGAGGTTAACGGAATTGTTGGCTTTGCGTTTGAAATCTTCCGTGAAGATATTGATTCCTCACTGGAACATTACAAAGAAACGTGCGAGAAAAATAGAGAGAATGGACGCAAAGGCGGAAGGCCAAAGAAAAACCCAACGGTTTCTGAAAAAACCGAACGGTTTTCTGATGGGCAAAATAAAAACCCAACGAAACCCAACGAAACCCAAAAAACCGAAGAGAGAAGAGAGAAGTCAGAAGAGAGAAGTCAGAAGAAAGAAGATAGAAGTCAGAAGACAGAAGGAGAAGCAGAAGCAGAAGAGCGCAGCCAGAGCGCGCACACTGACGCTGATTCTGATGCTGATGTGGTAATCAGAAATTACTTTGCTGATAAGGTCGGCAGGGAACCATCATGGGAATTTGTCCGGTCAGCAGGACAGACAGGGCTTTCGGTAGGTTACATATGCGCAGCGATAGATAAAAGCACCGGCGCAAACGTACCGGAAGGGTATGCAACGAACATCCTGCGTCGCTGGGCGTCAGACGGCGTGCCAAGCAACGTGCATCCAGTTACAGTACCCGACGCGCCGCTGGAACCCTGGGAACAGGACTGGCTGGCAGAATACAGAGCAATGACAAAGGAACAGGAGGAACAACATGACAACGATGGAAACTATTGAACAGCTGAAATCGCTGCTTGACGATCGGATGAGCTTTTTGGGCGAACAGGGCAATGATTATTGCAGGGACATCGCGGCGTTAACTGCGGCAATTAAGGCGGTCAACAAGCCGGCGAGCGGCGACAAGCTGTACACGGCGCTTGACGTTATCAGACTTGTGCAGGCAGCCGTCAGCGACGCAGTGTGCGGCTTGGATGATGGAGAGACGTTGGTTGCATACGAGATCGAACGGGGAATTATCGGAAAATTGGTGAAGGAGGACGGCTGTGAAACGAATGTTTGAGCTCGAAGCACGCGCGAACGACATAGGCTACAGCGTCACGCTGCGAATCAACGGCAGAGCCTTTGCCGCATCGGCGATTGTTGCGAACGGCGATACGGTCGGCAGTACATACAAGCAGATTGTAACGCAGCTGGCTGAGGTCTACGGAGACATTGACAGAAAGCCGGAGTACGCGGACATTGTAGCAGCGAGAGATGAAACATACTTTACGATCTGTTCGCTGAACAAGATCGCACGGTTGGGAGGATAATATGAAAATTGAGACAGCAATTGAACGGTTGCAGGAACTGATTGACTGCAACGAGAAATATGAAGCATTTTTGACCGAAGAAGATGACAATGACGAGGAGCTGCGCGATACAGAATTGACGCTTGAGACGCTGCGCATGGCCGTGCAGGCGCTGGAAGAAAAGCCGCGCTGGAATATGAGCTGGACATCTATGCTTTGTTTTTGGACTGTATGGGCAATGATTTACCGGAATCTGATAATTTTTATGTGCCAAACAGCGACGGTACGATGACAGAATACAGTGATTTTGTGCAGCTGTATCCGGCGGGAAACATAGAAAAAATGAAAGGAAAGTTGGTATGAAAACAAGACCGAGAGATTACTTAACAGAAGGCGAGCTGCTCTGCCAGCTGGCGGAAGAGAGCGCAGAACTCGCGCAGGCAGCACTCAAGGAGCGCCGGACGCTGACAAGCGAAAATCCGACGCCGAAAACATTCCGGCAGGCGCACATCGACCTACTGGAAGAAGTTGCGGACGTATACGTGAGTTTGGGCGAACTGCTCAGCTTGGCAGATTGGGAGACCGTCGCGCATACCCGCGCGGAAAAAGAAAACCGCTGGATGCAGCGGCTGGAAGAGAGGGACAACAATGAAACGGCCTTGTGACACGTGCGGAGTAACCGCGTGTGCAGCTGGTCGCGGCTGCGGCTGGAAGCAGTGTGAAAGATACAAGGCTTGGTTGTGCGAGTACTGGAAGGCTTTGCCTGCTGCTGCACGCAGGCTGGATCACATCAACTGGATGCTTCGACATCTGCGGCTGAAAGAAAGAACGGAGGATGAACATTGAACTGGGTCAAAGAGGCGGAATCGAAGCTGCGCGATTATGCAGCGAAAGAACGGTCGCTAGAATCGGTGACAGAGCGCATTGCGCAGCTGCAAGCAGAGATGACTTGCGTGCGGTCGGCAACAACGGACAGCACAGCGGTACACGGCGGCGGAAATTGCCGCGAGGACGCGCTGCTGAACAACATTTCTGAACGAACAGAGCTGGAACGAGCAAAACAAAGGACGGCAGAATGGGTAGAGTGGGTAAATAAAGCCCTCAGAGCCTTAACAGATGCAGATAGACATTTGTTGGACATGTTTTATGTAAATAGACGCAAAGGACATGCAGAACGGCTCTGTGAAGAGTTGCATGTAGAAAAGTCCGAAGTATATCGGCGGAAAGAAAAAGCATTACGGCGTTTTACGCTGGCGCTGTATGGCGAGGTGGAAACGTAACGAGAAGTTGGGAAAAAAACGGGGCGATTTTTCCGAAAATGCGTGCTATACTGGTAGTGTCCAAAAGGTGAACGAAGCGGGCAGGGAACCCGTTTTGCACCGAAAACACATTGGTTCCTTTTTTCTCCAATATAAAACAACACATACTTTACTTGTTTCCCTGACAGCCGGGAAAGACCGGCAACACGCTGGCGTAGCTCAGTTGGTAGAGCAGCTGATTTGTAATCAGCAGGTCGGGGGTTCAAGTCCGTCCGCCAGCTCCAATGACATTTTGTCATGGCATATTGAATCTCCTTTCAGCGGGCCGCTCCAATCGGGGCGGCTTTGTTATGCGGTAAAATATCAGGGGGTATGGTAATGGTCAATCCGCGATACGCAAACGGTACGCTGCGCAGAAAGCACAGGGCGCGGCTGAAAGCAATGGGATGTCCTTGCGGTATTTGCGGCGGCGCAATCCATTACGATGAACCATCAGATGCACATCATCCGCTGTCGTTTGTTGTAGATGAGATACATCCAGTGTCGCGCTGGCGAGAGTTCGGCTACCAGTCACCGCGTGCAGCGGCAGAAGATTGGAATAATTTGCAAGCAGCACATTATGTATGCAATGCAAGAAAAGGTAATCGCACGGAATTTTTTATAAAAAAAGTAGATAAACCTGAATCAGACGGCAATTGGTGAGCAGGGTGGGGGAGTACCCCCGCGGTGGCGGTCAGCGACTCTACGCCATCCAGCGCCGATTTACACACAGAAAATTTTTCAAAGGAAGAAAATATGGCAAGAACGAAAAAAATGTCTACTGTGACAGCAAACGGCAATCGGCTGGAACAATTAGAAAATTTGTCAAAAATATTGGGTGCACAAATTGACCGGTGCACGTCAGATACAGATAGCGCTAAGATGCTACCGCAGCTGGCAAGGCAATACAGAGAAACGATTCGGGAAATCGAAGAAATCAGAGGAATGGAAAAGGATGATGATGAAATTGGAGAAATCCTGTCAAACAGAAATGCTGATGGGAAGCCAGACGCCATCCGTTAGAATCGTTCCGGATTATGTTTATACAGATGGTGAAGATGCTGTAAAGATTCTGGCAGCGGGGAGGCTGATTGTAGATCCATGGCAAGAAAATGTGCTGAAAGACTGGATGGGGAGAAGTGAAGAGGACATATGGTCCGCATCAACCTGCGGTTTATCAGTACCGCGACAAAACGGAAAGACATTAGATACGTCTGGTCGAATTGCTTCGGGGATGGTCATGTACGGCGAATGGATTGTTTATACAGCACACTTACAAAAGACTGCGACAGAAACTTTCATGGAACTAAAAGGATTGTTTGAGCATGGCAGTTTAAAACGGAGAGTAAAAGAGATAAAAGCAGCGTTGGGTCGAGAGCAAATCATTTTGAAAAACGGCGGCAGAGTTGTGTTTGTTGCGAGGACAAGAAACGGCGGTCGAGGATTACACGGAGACTGCCTTGTATTTGACGAAGCACAGGAGCTGACTGCAGAACAGCAGGCATCTTTTTTGCCAGCAATTTCGGCGTCGAAAAACCCGCAAACAATCTATTTAGGTACGCCGCCGGACGAAAATTGCACCGGAGATGTGTTTGAGCGCATACGTGCAAAATCATTAAACGGAGAAAGTAAATCAACAGCGTGGACAGAGTTTTCTGTGCAAGAGATCGGAGACGTGACTGATAGAAAGCGCTGGGCGCAATGCAATCCGGCGCTGGGAAGAAGAATCCGTGAGAGCACAATTGCAGCAGAGTGCGAACAGATGGACGCGGACACGTTCGCGCGCGAACGCCTTGGATGGTGGAGTCCGGTAAAAACAGAGCACATTGATTACGCAATTGATAAATCCGCATGGGAAAAATGCGCAAGCGATGAATTAAAACCGGAAGGGAAAACGGCCTACGGAATTAAGTTTGCCGCGGATGGCAGTATGGTGTGTTTGTGCGGTGCTGTAATTCCGAAGGTCGGTGCCGCGCGTGTATCGCTGATAGACATACAGCCGACAGGACACGGTCTTGCGTGGCTGGCGGACTGGTTAAATGCTCGATATGACAGAGCGTGCTGTGTTGTGATAGATGGGCGCAATGGCGTTGATGTGCTGGTAGAACGCATCACGGACAAATGGAGAGCGAAGGATTCTATTGTGCGCCCGTCAGCAAAGGATATGGTTGCAGCGGTTGGGCGGTTTGTGAACGCGATAAACGAACGTGATCTCACATGGTATCGCCAGCAGCAAATGTTAAACGAGAGTGCTACATCAGTCACAAAGCGGCATCTGGCGGGCGGGTTTGCGTTCGGCGGAGAAAACAGCCTGCCGGCAGAAGCGTGCGCTCTGGCATTATGGGGCGCGATGACCAGTCGCCGCGATCCAAACAGGAAAATGCGCATCGGATAAAGAGGGGAGGATTACATGACAGAATTAAATTTTGGAAGGATTGACGGTCTGACGGACACAGAACAAACGAATTTGTTCGAGCTGGCGCAGGCGTACAACTATCATCGAACCCGCAATGAAACAAAAGACAGATACTACGAGGGCAACATCACGCTGAACGAGGTCAACATAGGCATTGCCCTGCCGCACGGGCTGGGAAGAATGACCGTAGGATGCAACTGGGGACAGAAAGCAGTTGATGTACTGGCAGCACGCAGCATGTTTGACGGATTTGTGGGGATGCAAGGCGTGTCGGCTTCGAGTATCAACGACATCATCACAGCTAACAGATTCATTGCGCAGTATACGAAGGCGTGTCGTGACGAATTGAAGTACGGGTGCGTCTTTGCCACATTGTCGGCAGACGATGCGATTGGATGCAGAATCCGTTTTCACTCGCCGACTACGGCGGCAGCGCTGTGGAATGGAGAAAAGGGGCGCATAGACTGCGGTATTGCAATCGTGGATACCATGCGAGATGAAAAAGACAAAGATGTATGGATACCGCACATCGTGAACTTTTACACGGATGATGCGGTCATTGTTTTGCAATCAGCAGGTAGCAAATGGACAGCTGAACGGCATATCAATAAAATGGGAAGACCATTGATGGAACCCATGGCATGGAATGCAACCAGCAACAAACCGTTTGGAAGATCACGGTTAAAACGCCCCATCCGTGCGCTGATTGATGACTACATCCGCATTGTAGCAAACGCTACAATTGCGCTGGAATTTGATACGACACCGCAGAAATACATTCTTGGCGTGACAGACGAACAGTACGATGCGATTGTATCGGACAAGTTTAAGCAGTATGCCGGTAGTCTGCTTGTCGCAACGACAAACCCAGATACCGGCAACAATCCGGTGTTTGGACAGCTCACACAAGGCAGCTTGTCACCACATGTAGAAAAGATGCGGATGACCGCAACACAGTTTTCCGCTGCAACTGGGCTGACAGTAACGGATGTTGGCGTAATCAATGACGCAAATCCGACAAGCAGTGATGCGATACTGGCGCAAAGCCAGACACTGGTGCTGACAGCGCAGCAGTTAAATACCAGCAATGGAGATGCATTGCAAACAATTGCACGGATGGCGCAGGCTGTCGCGCGGAATGTGACGTTGGACGAACTGACCGAAGAAGAACGTGACGTTATTGCGCATTTTAAGAATCCGGCAATGCCCAGCGTAGCAGTGACAGCGGATGCGGCAATTAAGATTGCATCAGCGCGGCAGGAGTTTGCCGGTACAGACACGTTCTTGGAGATGATCGGGTTCGATCAGGCGGACATTCGGCGGATCAGGGCGCAGGAACAGCGCGTGCGCGGGCAGCAAGTATTGACGGAGGTTGAGCTTGAAAATAACGGAGAAGACATGGCTTAACTATATCGAACGGCTGTCTGCGATAAATCAGAAAGCCGGCACGCAAATGCGGCAATACATTGAACAGCATGGAACAGATAATACAGATGCGCTGATTACATATGCAGCCGCGTTAGTAAATAAATACGGAGAAGGCTGTGCAGAGCTTGCCTGTCAAATGTATGATGCAGTGGCAGATGCTTCGGGCGTGATTGTGCCGGCAGCTGAACCGGCGGAAATCGCTGGGGACAGCGAGATTGCAAAAATGGTGTACGGAACGAAAAAAAGCTCCCCGCTATTAGAATCTGGCGTTAGTCGGCTGGTAAAGCAGGCGGGAGCAGATACAACGTTAAAAAATGCGCTGCGTGATGGCGCAGAGTGGGCGTGGGTACCGCATGGCGATACGTGCGCCTTTTGTATTACACTGGCAAGTCGAGGATGGCAGCGCGCAAGCGATAAAGCTCTAAAGGGCGGACATGCGCAGCACATACACGCAAACTGCGACTGCGAATATGCGATCCGGTTCAACGCAAACACCACAGTGGCGGGATATGACCCAGAAAAATATCTGCAGCAATACGAGGATGCGGGCGGGGACATCAACGCCATGCGCAGAGCTAATTATGCGGAACATAAGGACATTATCAACGCGAAAAAGCGGGCGGCATATGCAGCGAGAAAAAGCTCGACAACCGAGACAGATAATGCTAAAATAAAAGCAATAAAGGATGCTATGACAAAACAAGTTTTGGCGCTTCCTGAATCTGCACAAAAGATTCTTCAAGAATACACTGGTTTTATGGCAACCGATGTTAACCGTGCAATTCGCAATGGAACTATCACGCCACAGATTCAGAAAAGCATTGATGCACTGGATAACGCTCTGGCTTCCGGCACAATGCCACAAAGCGTCACCCTATATCGGAACACGGCACTATCCTTTCTGGATTTTGGACTTCCTGCAAAGCCTACAGAGCAAGAGTTGCGGTCAGTTATTCGCCGTAAACGAAGTTTTTCAATCTTCCTGTCCACAAGTTTTCGGGATTTACATCTTCTAGGGCGCGATACAGTGATTCAGATGCACGTCCCTCAAGGCTATGTCGGTTGTCAGTATCTTCGATCTGTTGCGCTTCCAAAGTTCAAAAATCAGGATGAAGTCTTATTTAGTCGGGGTGTGCAATATCAAGTGCTGAATGCATACATAAAAGATGGTCGATATTTTTTAGAAATTGAGGTGATTCCGAATGTCTAAGTTCTTGAGAGAAGAAGATATTAGTGCAGGATTTCGCTCGCCGCTTTGTAGCGAACCTGTTTGCATTCCTCAGTGTAATGTTTGCGTTTACCGAGATGGACCCGGAAAATGCAAGAAATATGGCGTTCCGTCTGACGATCTTCGCTATGGGAAACATCATAACTGCTCGGATGCAATTTTAGATACGAATCGTTTTTTATATCCTGCATATGAGAAGCTCTATCCAGAAGCATGTAAAACCGCCGCAAAAAAATAAGGAGTATTCTATGGCAAAAGACGATTATGATTATCTGGTGTTCAAAATCCTCACTTACTTGTATGTCTGTTTCCGGCGCAGAGGGTATTTTGAAACATCCACATTTTTGAAAAAGGTTATTTCTTCGGAAGTGTCGGAAGATTATGTTATTGACGTGCTGCGTTTCATGACCCGCGAGGAACTCATTGACGGTCTGAATTTCGTAAAGGCGTGGGGCAATGATTACACACTGATTAACGATTACTCCGACATGCAGATCACTCCGCAGGGTATTCGGTATCTGCTGGACAACGACAAAATGCGCCAGATGAAGAATGATATACTGAAAGGCGCTCCGGGTGCAATCTTTGACCTCGTCAAGCTCGCTTTTTCATCAGCTCAATTCTGAACCACGATGCACATGCACCGTGGTTTTCTTATACCTAAAACAGAATACCAAGGCTATTGCATAAAACGGACGCACAATCAGCGTTGCAGTAAACCAATAGCCTTTTATTATGCCCTGAGTACGGCGTTAAACTGCTCAGAAATACGTGGACGGCAGCGGAAAAAAGCCGGGAAAGGACAGAACAATGACAGAAACTGTAAATCAGGAAAACAACACTGCGAATGGAACGCAGGAAGAACGCACATTCACACAGTCGCAGCTGGATGCGATTATCCAGGAGCGCGTGGCACGGGAACGCGGAAAGTATGCAGATTATGATGAACTCAAAGAAAAAGCGGGCAAGTTTGATGCTGCAGAAGAAGCAAACAAAACGGAATTGCAGAAAGCAAATGAGAGGGCTGATAAGCTGCAGGCGCAGGTAGATTCCATGGCAAAAGCGGGAAAACTGCGTGATATGCGTGCGAAAGTAGCGAAAGCTACAGGTGTGCCGGAAGCGCTTTTGAGCGCAGAGACAGAAGAAGCCTGCACGGCACAGGCAAAGGCTATTTTGGATTTTGCAAAGCCGAACGGCTACCCGCAGGTGAAAGACGGCGGTGAAATCGCACACAAACCAACAGGCTCAACCCGCGAAAAATTTGCCGCGTGGTTTGAGCAGGCAACAAAGTAAAGGAGCAACATTATGGCTATTGATTTCAACAGATCTACAAGCATTACACTTCCGGGCGAAGTATCCAGCGAAATTCTGCAGAAGACGCAGGAAGGATCGGCGGTCATGTCGCTGGCGAGACAGATTACACTTCCGGGTCTCGGTGTAACCATTCCGGTTATTACCGGTGATCCGCAGGCGGCATGGGTAGGAGAAACGGACAAAAAGCCGGTCAAGCGCGGCACACTTGCTACAAAGCAGATGACACCGTACACATTGGCTGTTATTGTGCCGTTTTCCAACCAGTTCAAGCGCGACATTCCGGCACTGTATGATGCGATGGTGCAGCGTTTGCCGCTGGCATTGGCGCAGCAGTTTGATGCAACTGTATTTGGCGGCGTGACTGCTCCGGGCAGCAATTTTGACACCCTCAAAAGCTGCACGGCACAGGAAATTGGCACGGACGCATACGGCGGTTTGGTCAATGCCGATGCGGATATTGCTACTCACAACGGCATCCTGAATGGATTCGTTTTGGCACCGCAGGGCAAGGCTGTACTGCTGACAGCTGTTGATGCAAACAAGCGTCCACTGTTTATCAACAGTGTGGCGGAGGGCGCTGTACCGATGATTCTCGGCGCACAGACAATGTACAGCAAGGGCGCATATGTATCCGGCACACCGGATATTGTCGGCTTTGCCGGTGACTGGACACAGGCTGTATATGGTACGGTAGAGGGCGTGCAGATCGCAATTTCCGATCAGGCAACATTGACAGATGGTTCTACCACAATCAATCTGTTCCAGCAGAACATGTTCGCGGTGCGTGCGGAGATTGAAGTTGGTTTCCGCTGTGACACAAGCGTGTTTAACAAGCTGACGAAGGCAAAGGGATGATGTATGCAACCGTGCAGGACGTGGAAAGTGGCTTCCGCACGTTAAGTGATGATGAAAAATCACGATGCGCGGCTCTACTGGAAGAAGCTTCTGCAATCATTGATGCATACGCATCTAACAGTGTAGACGAGCAAAAGAAGATTGTATCCTGCAGAATGATTCGGCGCGTGCTTGGAGATAGTAACAATCCTATGTATCCGATGGGCGCATCACAGGGTTCGGCATCCGCGCTCGGATACAGTCAATCTTGGACATTAACCGGCGGGACGAGCGGAGAATTGTATTTATCAAAACTCGAAAAGAAGCTGCTTGGTTGTGGAGATAAGATTGGGGCGAGAAGTCCGATAGAGGAATTGTGCAATGATTACAGGTATTGATGTTGTCTTGTATACAAAGACACAGACGGGAACGGATCCGCTCGGTGCACCAATATACACGCAGACTGCCGAAACCGTACAAAATGTGCTGGTAGGCGAGCCGACAGCTGACGATTTGATAAACGAACTGCAGTTGTACGGGAAACGGCTTGCGTATACGCTGGCTATACCGAAAGGTGATACACACAACTGGGATGATACGGAAGTTGAGTTTTTCGGACGAAAATTTCACACATATGGAACGGCGGTACAAGGAATCGAACACCTTGTGCCGCTGAGCTGGAACAAAAAAGTGAAGGTTGAAGCGTATGAGTAAAATGAAATTTGTATTAGACCGAGCTGGTGTGCGTGAACTGCTGAAATCACCGGAAGCGATGGCGGTTTGCAAAGAACATGCAGATGCATCGTGTAGAAGCTTGGGAGCGGGGTACACTGTGACAACGTACACGGGCAAAACACGTGTTAATGCATCAATCGCGGCATCGACACAGCGAGCACGCCGGGAAAACGCTGAAAACAACACAATCTTAAAATCATTGAGGTGATAGCATGATAGAAAAAGTGGTCTTAGATTACCTCGGTGAAAAACTTGGCGTCACAGTGCTCGCAGAACGTCCGGCGCGTGAGCCGGAAAAATATGTGCTGCTTGAAAAGACTGGAAGCAGCACAGAAAACTACATTGAATGGGCAACGCTGGCGGTGCAGAGCTATGCTCCGACAATGTATGAAGCAATGCTGCTCAATGCGCAAGTAAAATCTGCAATGAGAGAAATTACAGTATTACCAGACATATCACGTTGCGACTGCAACAGTGATTACAACTATACGGATACGGCAAAGAAGAAATACCGCTACCAAGCGGTGTTTGACATTGTTTATTTAGGAGGCGATTGAAGAAATGGCAAACGGTACAGATTCCGCAAATGTTACGACTGGCAAGCCAAAAGTTGGCGGCTCAATTTGGAGAGCACCACTTGGTACAGCGTTGCCGACAGACACAAGCACAAAGCTGGATGTTGCGTTTAAGTCGTTGGGTTACATCTCTGAGGACGGCCTGACAAACAGCAACAGCATGGACGTGGAAGAGACGAAGGCGTGGGGCGGTGACACTGTCCTGACGAGCGAAACCGGAAAGTCGGACACATTTAAGTACACACTGATCGAAGCGCTGAACATGGAAGTGCTGAAAGCAGTGTACGGAGACGATAATGTTACCGGAACACTGAGCGCTGGAATTACTGTCAAGGCGAACAGCGATCCGCATGAGCGTAGCGCGTGGGTAATTGATATGGTGATGAAAAACAATGTTGCAAAGCGCATTGTTGTACCAGCGGCGGCGGTGACGAAAGTAGGCGACATTACCTATGCGGACGGTAGCGTTGTTGGATATGAAACGACAATTACCGCAACGCCGGATGCAACAGGACAGACGCACTATGAATATATCAAAGGGGCAGGAAAGTAATGATTAAAACAGTAACAACCGAATCGGGATATACAGTGTCGGTAGACGAAGAAAAGCTTGATGATATGCGGTTTGTAGATGCACTGGCAGAGCTGCAGGATAACGGTTTGGCGCTGCCGCGTGTGATGGACATGGTTTTCACAGAAGAGGATAAACAGCGTTTGTACGACCACTTACGCACAGATGACGGACGAGTACCAATTGAAAAAACTACGTCTGAGTTTTGCGAGGTATTGCGAGCGCTGGAAAAAAACTCCTAACCCTCGCTGCTGTAATTGCGACAGATAAAGACGCGCTGGTGTGCGACCTCGCTGAGACGTATCACGTCTTAGACTATAGATCGCTTCCGGCGCGTCTTGTTGCAACGCTGACAGCGGGGCTTTCGGACAATTCGCGCGTAAAGAAAAAACTGGCGGGCACGCAATGCTCGGTAGAAACCATGTTACTTGCATTGATTGCTGATAAACTGTCTTATTTAGTTTGGTTTCAGACGGAAGATGCCGTCAAAAATAAAAACAGACCGGACAGCATTTATTTAAGTCTCGTTGGAACACAAGGACAAAAATCGGATAGTGACGTTATGGTGTTTGAAACCGGTAGCGAGTTTAAAGCTATGTGGAAAAAGATAACGGGAGGTGAGTAAATGGCAGGATCTAGACTTGGCACTGCGTATGTACAAATCATACCGTCCGCGCAAGGAATCAGCGGAAAAATAAAGGAAGCGCTCAGCGGTGAAGCTGATTCTGCAGGAATCGAAGCCGGCAATAAAGTAGGCAGCGGTCTTGTAGGAAAAATTAAAACAGCAATCGCGGCGGCGGGAATCGGAGCTGCACTGAAAGCTGCGATCGGAGAAGGTGCGGCGCTGGAACAGTCTTTGGGCGGCGTGGAGACATTATTTAAGAGCAGTGCCGATACAGTTGTAAATAACGCAAAAAACGCTTTCAAAACAGCCGGCCTGTCGGCGAACGAATACATGGAGAACGTAACAAGTTTTTCTGCATCGTTGCTGTCGGGCTTGGGCGGTGACACGGCAAAAGCTGCGGACATAGCAAACAGAGCAATGACAGACATGTCAGATAACTCAAACAAGATGGGCACAAGTATGCAGGATATTATGAATGCCTATCAAGGTTTTGCAAAAGACAACTACACAATGCTGGACAATCTGAAACTCGGATACGGCGGCACGCAGGAAGAAATGGCGCGCCTGATTAATGATACGGGAGTGCTGGGCGATACGTTTGTTACAACGGGTCAAAAAGGTAACTTTAATGATGTTGTCACGTTCGATAAAGTGATCGAGGCGATTGGTATTGTACAAGACCGACTCGGAATAACAGGCACAACGGCGAAAGAAGCGGAATCAACAATTTCCGGATCATTCAATGCGATGAAGGCAGCTGCACAGAATTTTGCAGGATACTTAGCACTCGGAATGGATATTACGCCGGCGATTAACAACCTTGTCTCGACGGCGAGCACATTTTTGTTTGGCAACCTATTTCCGGCTATCGGAAACGTTATTGTTGCGCTTCCTGGTGCAATCAGCACGTTTGTTACTACAGCGGCTGCCGAAATTTCACAAAACTTCTCGCTGTCGATGATCTCAAATGCAACTAACTCGGCTGTTGATTTTATCAACAGCCTTGCTACTGGTCTGTCTACAAACATTCCAGTACTGCTTGCACAGGCGTTGCCAATGATACTGCAACTGTCGGAAAACTTACGTGCAAACGCAGGACAGCTGGTTGATGCGGGATTAAACTTGATTTTGCAATTAGCACAGGGAATAGCGAACAGCTTGCCTACATTGATTGCTTACATCCCGCAAATCGTTACAAACATAGCCGGGATTATAAATGACAATGCGCCTAAACTGCTTGTTACTGCGGGACAAGTCTTGTTGACATTGGCACAAGGCCTTATTGCTGCTATTCCGAGCCTCGTCGCTGCAATCCCGTCAATTATACAAGCTATTGTAGCGGTATTTTCGGCATTTAATTGGATGAGCCTTGGCAAGCAGGCGGTTACTGCTATTAAAAATGGTATTCTGGCGCTCAGAGGTGCAGTGGCATCGGCTGGCACAAATATCATGGAGGCAATCGTAAATGCGCTAATGTCATTGCCGTCAAGACTGCTGGCGTTAGGCAGGAGCGGCATTTCCGGACTGGCATCTGGTATTCGCGGCGCCGCCGGACAAGTGGCGTCGGGAATAACAAGCATTATTAGTAAGATAATTTCACTGCTATCTTCCGTTCCGAGCAAAGTGGCGACAATTGGCAGACAGATTGTGCAAGGTATTGCAACCGGCATCCGCAACGCGGCAAGCGCAGTTGTTAATGCGCTGACAAACGTTGTGAATAATGCAATCAATGCGGTAAAGCGTAAATTAGGTATTGCGTCGCCATCACGAGTATTCCGAGATCAAGTCGGTAAATGGATTCCGGCAGGCATTGCAGTGGGCATATCAAAGTATAGCGATTCTGCTGTTACTGCGGTAGAAAAAATGTCTGCAAAGCTGACCGAGACAGCAATTCCATCCTTGCAATCAAAAGTGATGGTGGCTGCCGAAACACAGTTTGACAAGAGAACCAATATTGTCAGTGCAGGAAGAGCAAGCATGAGCACAGATGCCGGTGCGAAAAATGTATACTTGACATATGCGCCTGTACAGAGTTTTGACGAGCCGGTGACGCTTGCACAGAGAGAAGCGATAAACCGCAGAGATACCAGACGAATCGAAAGGATGCTGAGAGATGCTTAAAGGGCTGTATATCGCTGGAACGAACGACTATACAATACCGGCAGATGTGATGAACATACTGAACAGCAAAATGTTAGACGTATGTGAAATTGACGGACTGGGCAGACCGAGTGCGGACTTGTATACAACGGAACTGGTTGGTGCAGATGCGTCTGTGTACAGTGGGCAGACGGTAAAAAGCAGGCAGATTACATTATCGGTAAAGCCTCGCAACGACTTGGAACGCATGAAATTATATCGTTTATTAGGATACGGACAGAAGAAACGCCTGTTCTTTGAGAATGATGCAGGTATATACTGGATTGATGGTTATGTGAAAAGCGCAACGTATGCTGCAAAGCCGGCACAGCGTGCAGAAATTGAAATTCCAATTTTCTGCCCGTATCCGTGGTTCCGGTCACTGCGTGCGCATGAAGTATCTGCGCCGTATGGCACAAGCTTTTCTGCGCGACAGGCGGGAGATATTCGCGCCGGCATAGTCGCATATGCAGAGATGGCGGCGGGCGGCAAGTTGAGGACATTTGAGCTATCAGACAATGTGGGCAACGCAGTGTCGTACAGAAGCTCTATTTACTACCAGCACGTTGGAACAAAAGGATATATACGATTAGTTGATACAACACCGGGCGCACACGGATTCATAACTACGAAAGCGATCCAAGATATTACGCTGACGAATGATTGGGTCACGGTGCCGCCGGACGAAGAAGGAATAACAATAACAGCAACATTTAACACAAGTGAGACACCAAACGGGAAATTCGTCTGGTATGACACGTGGGGCGGGATTTAATGGAAATTATTGCGAACATCTACGACAAAGATCTGAACAACGTGGGATACTTATATAATGTATCGGAACTTGTAAGAACGCATAAATACCGAGAACCGGGCAAATTTTCCATGCGCCTTCCGGCATCCGCGAGTGATGTCGGTTTAATGATGACGGGATTCATTATCGTGTTTTCGGACGACACGAAAGAAGGATATTTAATCGAAACGGTTGAGCCGTCTGAAGATTATCCAAATGTAGCGGAAATTGCAGGGCGTGATTTACGTGCAATATTTGCGATGCGAATTATTCAGAACATGACGGTAGACGGGTCAATGTCAAACCGTATGTGGTGGATGATACATAATCATGCGGTTGCGCCGTCAGATAGCAACCGTGCACTGCCGTTTGTGCAAGATTTAGATAGGTCGCCTGTTGGAGACGATATTGGTCCTGCAGCAAACCAGCAGATGACAGGGAAAAACCTGTTGACGGCTTTGACGGATACAGTTGGACAGGACGCATACGGCTGGCGCTGTGACTTGAATTTGAGCGAAAAAACAATTACGCCTGTATTTTATCGCGGCGCAGACCGGACAAAGACAGTGCTGTTTGACGATGTACTGTGCACAATGGATAGCTGTGATTACACGCGCGATGTCTCTAAGTATTGCAATGTTGCAACGGTCGCAGGAGAGGGCGAGGGCAGCGCCAGAAAATACGCCGGTATTGACATTACCGGAACTGCGTCGGGAACGTTTGCCGGCTTCTCTCGCCGCGAATTATTTGTTGATGCGAGAGACTTGCAGTCAGAAACGGAAGATGCAAGTGGTAACAAAACAACTATGTCAGACGCAGACTACACGAAAGTGCTGCAAACGCGCGGACTGGAAAAGCTGAAAGAAAACGAAGTAGAAACTAAGCTGGAATTATCGGTGAATGAAGCTTATTTGACGTATGACGAAGATTATACACTGGGTGATGTTGTGTCATTTGCAAATCACCGGCAGATCGGCATTACCGGCACGGCGCGCGTAACATCTGTACAGATTGACGGCGCAGGTGCAGAAAAAACAGTAAAGCCGGAATTTGAAGTTTTGACAATCGAGGTAGGAACGGAGGTGCTTGAGTGAAAATTGAATTTACGCAAGAAGGTCAGACATTACGATTGACATCTGACAGCGCGCCGGTGCAATACGCAGATGCTCTGCCGGTACAAATTACCGTTGATGCAGATTATGCATCTGCAACAGAGCTTTGCTTGATGACACAACCGCACAAATATCTGCCGTCTCGCACAGTACTTACGCTGTCAAACCGGACAGCGGCAGGCAAGATCAGCAGAACAGCATTGATGCAGTCGGGGTTAGTAGATTTTGTATTGTCCGGCAAGATTGGCGATACGATTTTACCGACTGCATCTTGCCGTGTGTATGTTCTTCCATCTGTTGATCCACAGTCTGCGCAATTGGCACAAGACCCTGAGACAGTAACATCTATCGTTGACGCATCTGTAGCAAAATATCTGACCGAGCATCCGGCAACGACCGGTGCAACCGAGAAGGAAGCTGCGCAAATTGCGGCAAACACGGCAGCACTGGATACAAAGCTGTCAACGGACGGATATAGCACAGGTGATCTGGCGAAAATCCCTGTCGTAGACAAAAACGGAAATCTGACTGTGCGCAACGTACATATGTTGCTTGAACAGGCGGACGGCGAAGATGCGCTTGTCCTGCGCGGCGCAGTAAATCAGATTGTTGCATCAGTCGCAATTGCAGATCTGAAAAATGCGCTTGGCATCGCGAACGGTGCAACCGTATTAGACATGTATCCAGTCGGTTCGATTTATCAAACTACCAGCAGCACGTTTAATCCGCAAACAGCGTGGGGAGGCACGTGGGAGCGCATCAAGGATAGATTTCTGCTTGCGGCGGGTGACACCTATACAGGCGGCAGCACCGGCGGCGAAGCGACGCACAAGCTGACCGTACAGGAGCTGCCAAGTCATCAGCATGTGATGATTGTAAACAACGAAGGCTCATCATCGAGCTGGGTGCCGCAGTTTGATGGATATGTTATTAAAACAGATTGCGTAACTCAGAGCAAGAAAAACTATCAGGCCAAGCTGGCGCAAAACGGCGCAGGTCTCGATCAGGCACACAACAACATGCCGCCGTACATTGCGGTGTATGTTTGGAAGCGGACAGCGTGAGAGGTGTAAAAAACCATGTTAATGATTAAAAACGGAAAAATCATGTTGACCCGTGGGGACAGCGCCTATATCACAGTCACATTAAAAGCGCTGGACGGCGCAGCATATACCATGCAGGCGGGAGACAAGCTGACGCTGACGGTACGCAAACAGGCGATCGATGCATCGTCTGTGCTGCTGCAATCTGTCAGTGATACAAACACAATCAAGCTGGCGCCGGAGCAGACCGAGAAGTTAGCATCCGGCAGTTATAGCTATGACATTCAGCTGACAACGGTTGCCGGAGATGTCTTTACTGTTGCGGGCGCAACAAGCATTAACAGCAATCTGGCTAACTTTATTGTACTGCCGGAGGTAACGGTATGAGCAAAATCATTGGCGAGTTGAATGCTGCTGGGATTTGCGGCAGTATGAACGCAGCAAATATGACTGGTACAATCGGAAACGGCATTGTAAAGTATGACAGCAGTACGGAATTATATACCGGCGAGTATGATATTGTACCGAAAGCTGCCGAAGAACAGAAATTGCCGTGTGCAGGCAAGAAGATGGAAAAGGATGTTACGGTACAGAAGGTACCGTATTATGAGACGTCAAATGATACCGGCATCACGGTATACATAGCATCGGAGGTATAAAATGGCAGATGTAAAATATAAAAACAAGGTCGTGTACGATGGGGAGGTTTTGATTGACCTGACCGCCGATACAATCACAGCAGACAAGCTGGCATCCGGCATTACTGCGCACGACAAGTCCGGCGCACCTGTTACCGGCACGAGCACAAAGGACAGTGACACCAGCAACGACACGGCGGCTGTTGCCGAAATCTTAAAGGGGAAAACAGCGCACGCACGCGGTGTACAGCTGGTTGGCACGATGCCAAATAACGGCGCGGTCACGGGTACGATTTCAACAAAAGCTGGGTCGTACACTATCCCGCAGGGCTATCACGACGGCTCTGGTAAGGTGCAGATTGACAGCGCCGAACAGGCGAAAATCATTGCGGCGAACATCCGAGAGGGCATCAATATTCTGGGCGTAGAAGGCTCGATGTCGTCAAGTGAAGGCATGAAGCCGCAGGCGAAATCTGTAACGCCGACCGCAGCTGCACAGACAGTACTGCCGGACGAAGGTTATAACTGCTTGTCTGCCGTGACCGTTGAGAAAATCCCGTATGTGGAAGCCGAAAACGCCGCTGGCGGTATCACTGTAACGATCGGGTGATAGTGT